TAACTGTGTCATCTATCTCGGACAATAACGCACGATTAATCTCCGTTCTGACTTGTGGGTCAGAAAACGGAGACTCTTCTACATGCCCTTGCAGACGTACTTAGGACTCTAAAATGAGTAATGAATTCAAAAAACAATGTGGTGCTGGATACTATTGGTGCAATACCGATAAAGTCTGCAAACCACTTCAAGAATCTGATGCAAGAATACCGAAGAAGCCTGGTCAACCAGATAAGTCAGATAAGCATTCTGATTTATACACAGACGAGGATCCAAAAGGCACAATACATGGTCTTAAATTTGCCACACCAGAAGATGCCAAAGCAAGTGTAAGTAAAATTAAATCCAGTGGCAGATCACATGCACATAAAATACAGGCAGCGATTGCTATGGAACAAAGAGCAAAAGTAATGGGTAAAGCAGGAGCAGCCGCTGTGTATCGTAGTTTTATTAATTCAATGAAAGAAGATGCACCAGTCAACGCAGTTGGTGGTGGTCAAATTGCTGGTATCGGTGTTCCACCACAAGGCGAACCTGGTGTCAAGAAAAAGAAGATTGCTTCATTCATTTCATACATGAGCAGAAAGATGCCTAAATGATGTGGATGATGCATCTGTTACCAGATTCATTTCTAATTCTCATAATTCATGCACTATTGGTCACTGGACTAATTGGCATGGTGATAGGTTTCATTGGCGGTAAATTACCTTTTGTTGGAACATATGCGACTATCATCAAGATAGTATCAATCATTCTATTCTGTATCGGTTTGTACTGGAAAGGTGGTTACAGTGTAGAAGAAGAATGGCAACAAAGAGTTGCAGAGATGGAAGAAAAAGTAAGGATCGCAGAAGAAAAATCCAAAGAAGTAAACACTGTAATCGAAACAAAATACAAAGATAGAGTTAAGAAGATTACTGAAACACGAAATGTTATTGTTGAGAAAATTAAGATCAATGAAAAGATCATTGATGCAAAATGTGAACTTGATTCCGCAGTCATAAGCATTTTGAATGAGGCAGCGAAAAAACCATGAAGAAATTATTGAAACCTATAGGTTGCATTTTAGCATCACTTTTGATACTTATAGGTTGCAGTACGACTGTGCCAGTGGTCCGCAAGTTTCCAGAAGTGCCTGATGTACTAATGGTTTCTTGCCCGCCACTGACGCAGATCAAAGAAGGAACAACCAAGTTAAGTGAAGTAGTTGGGATTGTTACGGATAATTATTTTGAATATCACAAGTGCAGCGATAAGCATGATTTGTGGATGGAATGGTATAAGGCACAAAAAGAAATATTTGATTCTGTAAAATAATAATAAGGATTACAAATGGAACTGACAAAACAACAATTAAAAGAATTGCTTCCAAAAAATCCATACATTGACCAGTGGCACAATGCTCTGAGTCAATTGCTACCGGATTATGAAATTAATACGCCGCAGCGTATTGCAGCATTCATAGCACAGTGTGCCCATGAATCAGGTAATTTTGTTTTTCTCTCTGAGAATCTAAATTACAAGGCAGAAAGTCTGACAAAGATATTCAGCAAATACTTTAAGGACATTGGAACAGCAAAACAATACGAAAAGAATCCACAAAAGATTGCCAATAAAATCTATGCTGACCGCATGGGCAATGGCAACGAGGCATCTGGCGATGGTTTCAAATATCGTGGTCGTGGTCTCATTCAATTGACTGGTAAAACAAACTACACATGGTTTGCAGCATCACTTGAGATTACACCAGAAGAAGCAGCAGAGTATACTCAAACATTTGAAGGTGCAGCACAATCAGCATGTTGGTTCTGGGAAACTAACAAACTAAATGATTGGGCCGACAAAGGTGACATTGAGAAGATGACCAAAATCATCAATGGTGGCACAATAGGACTTGAAGATAGGAAGAAACATTATGCTCATGCACTTCATGTATTGGGAGTATAATGATGAGATATATACTGCTTCTACTGTTATCACTTACTCTCTTTGCATGTAATGAGCGATATCGTTATCCTTGCCAAGACCCACGCAATTGGGAAGATGAACAATGTAAGAAACCATTCTGTAGTGCTAATGGTACTTGCCCCGAAGATTTAAAACATTATGTGAAAGATAGTTCGGGTAAACCAATTATACCAACACCTGAAGCACCGAAAAAAGGAGACTGTAAATGATATTCACGCAAGAGAAATACACATCTGAGGAGTTAAATGCACGATTGAAGTTTTTCATCGGCATTATTCTAGGTCTTACTCTATTCGGAATTGTGTTTGTTGTATTGTATAGTTTAATTTTTGTTACTCAACCGATGAACGGTATGAGTCCAGTAGATAATAAATTCTTTGAATTGATTATTCCTGTTGCGACATTCTTGACAGGTACTCTATCTGGTATTATGTTAGCAGGTGATGATAAGGATTTGCGTGGTAAAGCAATTGATGCTGCAAACAAACCTTACACACCACCACCTGAGCCAGCATCAGTTGCAAAAGCATCGACACCAGTTGGTACAGGTGGCTTTATGACAACAACAGCAGCAACAGCATCGTTTGATACACCCTCATTTGAAACGTCAACAGGATTCGGTGGCAAACCTGCACCAGCACAACCTCCACATCCGGAACTGTAATGAACTTCTTAACAAAGATGTTATCTGGTGAAGGCGAAACCAATCCTAGTAGTAAGAGAATGATTACTTTCTTAGCATTCCTTTTACTTGCTACTGGATTTATTGCAGAATTGTTTTTTGAAAAAAAACTGAATCCTCAAACATTCGATACAATGATGTATATTGTAATTGGTGGCTTGGGATTTACAACATCCGAAAAATTCGTAAAAAAGGAAATCAAATGAAAAAAGAAATAGCAGTAGGTTCAATGATTTTGTTTCTTCTATTCGCACCTTTGACAAAAGCAGCATTTAGTGCTGAGACTAAAAAGGTTTGTGTAAAAGAATTAGACAGCAAAACCAAAAAAGAAAAAGAAGTTTGCAAGACAATTAAGGTTCACAAGAAGTTAGAAGGCACTGCGATCCCTGATAAGAAATAATGGATCCATTAACACTATTCGCTCTTGCGAATGGAGCAGTAAAACTTGTAAAGGAAGGTTGCAAACTTTACAAGGATATAAAAGGTGCAGCGGGGGACATCAAAGATGTTCTAACCGATCTCGATGATCAGTTCAAAAAGGCACATAAAGATCGTCCTCCGTCTGTAGCTGAACATAATCAATATGTTCAAGAAAAAAATCGCATTATAAATCTAAACAAGCAAGCGGGTGAAACTGCTAGCATTTATACACAGATTGGCGAACAGTTAGGTGTGTACTTTGACAATCTCCATAAGTGCTCTGCTATATTTGAGGAAGAAGAACGTCGCAGCAAAACAGAAGTATATCATGGTACAGATAGTATAGGCAAACGTGCATTGCAACGTGTTCTACTCAAAAAGCAATTAGATGCTATGGGAGCAGAGTTACGTGAAATCATGGTCTACCAAAGTCCACCTGAACTAGGTGCTCTATGGACAGAAGTTCAGGCAATGATGGAAGTAGTCGGTAAAGAACAGGCAATAGCAATTGCAGTAGAGATGAGAAGGAACGATGAAACTGCACGTAAAAAACGTAAACAATTAAAACGAATTAAATATAAAGCATACTGTTGGGGTATAACTACTGTAGCAATACTTTATTTGGTTTGGTTAATATGGAGTATTGTTGAAATACGCATCGAAGAAAAACCAGAACTGGGAAGGTGTCTAATACCTAAAGGCTCCCCTGGATATAATTGGTATAACAACTTAAAATGGGTTGAGTGTGAAGTACCTAGCTATCAATCCCAAAGCGTACGATAATACTTACCAAACAAACGTAATCCATTATCCATACGATCACACTCCTCCCGAGTAGCTTTCCAGTCATTTTCATTGACCATCATTTCGAAAGCAAAAATCATCTCATCAATTACCCAGTCATATCGTGCATGGATATCTCTATTGCCTACTGTTAAATCTTCTTTGTGATAAAAATCAAAAACAGACTGATGATCATAGCTCTCGGTGTTGGTGTACCTTAGATGTTCCGGCACATCCTCCATCTCAATGAATCCAGAACCATGCTTTGACCCTTTCAATTGCTTAAGCATTGGAAGAATGATATTAGACAACGTACAATCCATCGACCACGTATCCCAATAGTCAATCTTTACATAGTCGATACGAGGATGAACCAAATCTAAAAAGTCCATCCACAATACACACAACGGATTTAACCGATTTGACCATTTTTCAATAATTGGTTCTTCATAATCAATCTCGCGCCAAAAGAAAACTTTCTCCAAAATAGTGTAAGGAGAAAGCCAATGGCTACGATATTTTGATTTGTAGATTTTCACTTAGTTTTCTTCTCTTTAGCTCTTTCACGTACTTCCTTAGTGACATTAGTTACAACAATACGACCTTCCGATGATTTTTTAAATGAAAGTTCATCACCTTCCATCCATCCTTCATCTTTAAGAAGCTGTTCTGGAAGATTAAGAATAACATCTCCGGAACCATCAAAAGCGTCTTCCAGCTGAATACTATAATAAGCTGCCATCACCAAATCCTTTCGAGACTTTTAGAGCATCCTTCTTCATAAGAAATGTTCTTTTGTCATTTCCAATTTTATACACAGTAATATAATCAACACCATCAATCAATTTGACATTATCATAGTCGCTGCAACACCAAGTGTCACCGTTTATAGGATTAACAAGATTGACAGGTGTTGATTTATTAAAGTGTTTTTTCATAATTACATAGTAGGAACAACAATCCCACTTCCGAATAAAGAGTTGTATTGATTGTACAGTTCGATCAAGGGTTCTTCTGACCAAACAATTGAAGAAATATCGATAACTACTTTATGTTCTTTTGTATACGCAGCATAAGGCATTAATGCCATTGCTGGTTGTTCTGGATCTGCCCGCGAAGGTACGAGTTGAATATAACAAGGCTTCTTTACTGTAATCTCACCATGAGCTTCTGATGAGTCGCCAATAATTTCTTCACCTGTAACTAACTTTAAAATTCTTATCATTCAATTTCTCCACAAATGAGTGTGCTGACTCTTCATCATAAAACATCTTGAAAAAATAATCAACGTTGCTATGGTTGTAACCAAGTATTAATATTTGATCGTCAAAGGAACTGGCCTTTAACAGCCAGTCCCCCATCTTTATTTCAAAAGACGCAAACAATGTTACCCTTCAAGCTTTTCCGTAAGGAATTGAGCTGACTTAGTAACAACTACATCGTCTGAATCTTTCACTTCAATTTTCTTAGGCTTTTTATGATCTGGAATAATTCTTTCCAAAGCAATTTTAAGCATACCATTAAAGATGGCCGCATCTTTAATTTCGATTTGATCATCGAGAACAAAAGTGCGTGTGAAGTTTCTTGCTGCAATACCTTTAAACAAGAAATCAGAAGATTCGTCGTCTTTTGTATTACCTTTTACAATCAACTTATCTTCAGCAAATTCAATCTCAATATCCTGCTTCGCAAAACCAGCAACAGCTAGTTCGATGACATAGGTGTTGTCACCTGTCTTCTTAATATTATAGGGAGGATAGTTAGGAATGTTTTTAGTGAGATCATCATGTAGTTTAGCCATCCTTGTAAATTGATCGTCGAAGCCAACAAAAAATTTATCGATGTCTTTAGGCATAGTCATTGGCCAGTTCATATTAAGCCTCCTTAGAAAAAACTTTATCTACTACTGCTTTTGTTGCAGAGCCAGTTACTTCGTAGTAAGATTTTGCAAGCTGCTTCGTAAATTTAGTTTGAGCTTCAACAAAGTCAATTAAGGGTTTACGAACAGAATCTTCTTTGATGAAGGTTTGAAGCCAAGTTGTCTTAGCTGATTGAACGGCGTCGATAGCCATGTTTGCCATATTTTGCATAGGTTCTCCTATTAAGCGAGTTAAATTAGCTATCCCGAAGGCATAGCAGGAGCCGCTTACGATTGCGGCATCAGTCTAACGTGCTGATCGGTCTAGCCATTTTTGGAACTAGCAGTACGCCCTATCGGGTTCTAATCGTGTCGTTTCTTACCAATGTTGTACTTAGTCTGCAAAGTCCAATCGTCTTTTTCTTTAAACGATAATACTTTAATCTGCGACAAAGGTGCAACATCATCAAACAACTTTGGTTGTAGCAGTGTTATAAGTCCCCAATCTGAGAGCAACTTAGCTACAGTGTTTCTTCTTTGTAAATCGTTTTCTGTTAAATCAGCTTGCTTTCCGTCTAAGGCAAAGAGCTCTTTAAAGTGTACTACAAAGTATCTTCCCTGCTTATGCAGGATATGACAACTCTGATATAAAATCTTGTCTTTCCTAGATGCTACACCAATTCTGGTTAATGTCTCACGTATTTTCAAAAAATCATCTGGCTCAACCAATTTGATCTCAAGAGGTACGTACCCCTCAATATCAATATTAAAAAAATCATTAGTCATCTAATCCACCTTTTTTTATTCTTAGTTTTATATAATTTATCTGTTCGTCAGAAAGTAGTGGTAGGACTTGGCGAGCCTTCTCTTTACTGTAGCCATAATACTCTTGCACAACTTCCAAATCATTCAGCTTTTCTGGTTTCAACCATTTGCTGTAACGCTTTTTCGAACGTATAATATTTATAAGAAAACTAAATTGCATCCTTTTATCAAGGTGTGGCCTAGAATTCATCTCATTTGCCTGGATTACAGTATCTGGGTAGAACGAGAGTCCTTTATTTATAACATAAGACTTGTATTCAGACTCCCAATTCTCCGATTCCATTAAATCTTGTTTGGTGTGACTTATAGCATTAATAAAATCAAAGGGGGTTAGTTTATCACTCATTTGATTTCAATCGAAGCCATTATCTCAGTCAAACAAGCTACCAGATTAATTTCCTGATCGTTTACAAAAGCAGCTTTATATTGATAATCTGCAATAGTCAGTACCAACTGTGGAACCTGATTAGTCATTGGAATGAAAGCTTCGTAGATCTTTCTGAACATAACTTGTGGATCGTTGTCTGAGTTATTGACAACCCACTCTCGCATCTTCTTCCAGTCCTTCGATTTAACTGTAGCAACCAACTCTTTTATGTTGGCATCACTGACATCAACAAAAATACCTTCATCGATAAATCCAGTCTGAGAATACTTTTGCAGCTCATTAAGTGTTCTTCTGAAATCTGGAAAGTGTTTCTCTACAACACGAGCAACAACCTTCTTATCAAACTCAATCTTTTCTTGCGTGAGAAGATCAACAATTGAATTAAAGAACTGGGTAGCTATCTTTTGTTTATCTGCTTTAGGAATCTTAAACTCAATAACAGCACAGCGACTATGAAGTGCTGGAATGATTCTGTTCTTATAGTTACATGTAAAGATGAATCTACAGTTCTCTGCAAACTCTTCAATGAAGCCACGTAAGGCTGGTTGTGATGAAAAT